ACCGTGTAGTTTTTTAGGGGTCATTTTGACCTAGAGAGAGAACCTATGAATCCACCGACCTGGCTAACGGCTCAAGGCAAACGAATCTGGCGACGATATACGAAGCTAATTGAAGTCACCCCAACCAATCAAGATAACGTAGCGCTGCTTGCCGATGCGCTTGCAGCGTATCGGCAAGCAGCGGAACTTGTCAAACGAGATGGGCTGTTACTGCAATCGAATACGGGAATACTCAAACGACATCCGGCAATCGAACTACAAAAGCAATCGTTTTCGCAAGTGATGAGACTCCATAATCTGTTGGGTATCGGCAAGGTCGAGGTGATAGAAGAGGATGAATTAGACGAATTGCTAGGGGGATAACTCGTTTAGATGGAAGGGGGAGTATGAAAAATATGAAAATTGGGTATACGGGTCCGGAGGTTTGGTTTTGGCCGGAGTTTATCGCCTTTGCTAATCGCTTAGGGATTGATAGAACCAAACAAACAAAACGATTAGTCATAACGATGGATACAGAGGATGCAGTAGCTATAGACCAACAGTATTTGCCCAAGGGGGATAATTGTATGACACAACAAAACCCAAAAAGGTCAAACAATTCTTAGAAACCTATTGCGTACAATCTAAGGGGCAGTGGGCTAACAAACCTCTGACCATCCTACCTTGGCAATGGGAAGATGTAATAGTCCCGATCTACGGTAACGTAGATCGGGACGGCAATAGGATCATAAGACGGGCCAGTATTTGGCTTCCAAAGAAGAGCGGTAAGTCCACCCTACTATCTGGTCTCGCTCTTTGGCAATTGCTTGAAGAGCCTGGCGCTCAAGTCATTATCTGCGCAACTACGAAAGAGCAAGCCAGTATCATCTACACAGAAGCAGCGGAAATGGCGCTAGCTCACCCCGTCTTACGCAAGCGATTATGGACTCGAAAAAACCTCAAGATCATAGAGGATAAAAAACGCAAGTCAATTCTCAAAGTGCTCTCTACAGACCAGCCCCGCCGGTTGGCAGGCTTCAATGCAAGCGCCATATTCTTGGACGAGATTGGCGGTTGGGGTGCGCACGGTCGAGAGTCCTATGGGCATCTAGCCCGAGCTGGTATAGCCCGCAAACAGCCACTAGAGATTAGCATATCTCACGCTTACTATGACCGTGAGACAATCGGACACGAATTATACCAATATGCGAAAGAGGTCAAAGCGGGAACGATAACTGACCACCAATTCCACCCTGTGGTCTATGAGGCTACAGGCAATTGGAACAATGAGGACGAGTGGAAAAAAGCAAACCCCAGTTTGGGTCACACAATCACACTAGAGGATATGAGGTCAGAGTATGAGCGGGCCACACAATCGCCCAGGGAAGAGGTGGAGTTCCGAACATTGCGATTAAATCAATGGTGCTTTGGCGGACTAGACCAGTGGATTAGACAAGAGGATTGGCAAGCCTGTTATGAGGACTTCACGGAAGAGGACTTTGATGCGATGTCGGTATGGGGCGGGATTGATCTTGCCCGTAAACACGACATCGCATCTACGGTCTGGTTGGCAGAAAGGGACGGGTCCTATTACATCCTACCACGTTTTTACGTTGCCGAAAACACAGCGCTAATGAGAGAGCGCAAGAACGAAGGTCGGTATAGTCAATGGTCGAGAGATAATCACCTAACGATGTCTAAGGGCGACTTGATCGACCCTAGAGATATACGGGCTGATTGCGTCGATGATGCGCAGAGATACGACGTGACAGAGCTAAGATATGACGCAAATAATGGTCAAGCAGAGAATCTATGTCACGTCCAATTAGGTATTGAGGACGGTATCAGGGTGACGGAATGTCCATTCCATTACAGTCATTTGGATTCATCGACCAGCCGCCTAGAGACTTTGATCAAAGAGAAGAAGATCAAGCACAATGGTAACCCCGTCTTAAATTGGATGATTGGAAATTGTCGTATCAAGGTGAATGACAAAGGGCAAGTGTTGCCGGATAAGATTAAAAGCCAAGGTAGAATTGACGGGATAGCTGCGCTAGTGTTGGCATTGTCTGCCGCAATTTCCGAACCGCAAGAGTCCATTTACAACACCAGAGGATTGTATTCCTTTTGACCTAGATACAGGTATGAGTAAATGGACAAGAGCTATGAGTGTCGAGGACCCAAGTGTCCCTCTGACATCTAAGAATATAGCCGAGTGGCTCAATCTTAGTGTGACAAGCAATGCAGGTGTATCAGTATCGGAGCAAACCGCTTTGGGTGTTCCGGCGTTTTTCAAGGGTGTCAATCTCATATCCCACTCTGTAGCCAAGACACCTATACATATTTTCCGGCGATCCAATGAGGGCAGAGACAGAGCCCGTACTCACCCCGCCGATAAACTCTTAAACGGCCGGTGGAACCGGTACCAATCTAGTTTGATCGGTAAAGACACTCTCCAAAAAGATGCCCTTGTGACGGGAAACGGATATGCGTGGATTGAGAGAGACCCATCGGCTAATCCGGTAGGTCTCTGGCGGCTAGAGCCGACAGAGACCTACCCTAAGTTTCTGGATGATGGGACTTTGGTCTACCAAAGCAGAATTAAGAATGAAGAGATTATTATCCTAGCCGAGAACGTCCTTCATATCAAGGGGATAGGTGACGGGATCGTGGGCTACTCTGTCTTGGCCTACATGACGGATGCGATTGGATTGGGTATCGCCCAACAGAGATACGCCGCTAGTTATTTTGGCCACGGTGCAATTCCGCCCGCCGCTTTGAAACTCAAAGGTGTAATCAAGTCCGACGAAGCAAGGGCTAACCTACGCCGATCCTGGCAAGCCGTTCACAGTGGGCCGTCCAATGCCCACAAGCTGGCAATCTTAGAGGAGGGGGCAGAGCTTGAGACATTAGGTATAGACCCCGCCCAATCCCAACTCATAGAAAGTCGCAAGCTAAGCCTTATAGACTTTGCGAACCTGTTAGGTATTCCTGCCAGTTGGTTAGGCGGCGCAGTAAACACCAGTTATAAAAGTTTGGAACATGAAGATAGGGCGTTCTTACGGGATGGTTTAGACTTCTGGTTGTGTCAATGGGAGGCGGAAGTAGGTATGAAGCTACTGACCGAACGGCAGCAAAGTCTAGGGACCCATTACGCCGAGTTTGTCAGAGAAGCCCTTATTAGAATGGAAACCAAACAAGAGCGTGATGTTCTCCTAGCCGAGTATCACGGTGGCGTTAGGTCGTGGGAAGAGTGTAGGAAAATTCTTAACCTGCCGACAGAACCCGACGGCTGGTACCTTCGCAAGTCGGGTGTAACACCAGAGACTTTTGAGATTGAAGAGCCGGAACCGCAACCACCGCCGGAACCGCAACCACCGCCGGAACCGCAAGAGGAAACCAAAGAGGATATAGAACCGCAAGAGATACAACAGAGCCTAGAAGACATCACGGCCGCTACTGTAGCTCGCCTCTTTGCCCGATTGGAAAAAGCATCACGGAACAAAGGAACGGACTGGTTAGACGATGGGCTCCAATCTCATTGGGTGATATTCCAAGACAACCTATCACCAGTAACGACGCCCGAAAAGATACAAGCCCTATGGGATGATCTTACCCAAGAGCTACAGTCAGTCTCGTCAAAGGATTGGCCTGTAGTTTTTCAATCGAAAGACCCCGTATCAATCGTGAGGAGTATGTTAGAATGATCGTTAATCAAACTGTTAGTTTTGGAACTGTACTAGAAAAATCCGGCGATGATCAATATATCGCCGGATATGCTTCTGTTTTCTTCGACGGAACCGACGATACACAACGCTATGATGGATCGTTGCAGTTATGGGAGAGGGTAGCCCCTAGCGCTTTCGATAAATCAATTCGAGCCGATCAAAAGGTAGAGGGCAGATATAACCACTCGAAAGACCACGTGTTAGGTCGCACCGATCTAGGGACGGTATCCCTAGCAACAGACCGTAGGGGTCTGCGGTACCGGATCAAGTTTGACTCGACAGACCCCGACCACCTCAAGGTGGCCGCAAAGATCAAGAGTGGACTCATAGAGGGTAGTTCGTTTTTAGCTCACCCTATCCAATGGAAGTTTTCAAAGCAAGGCAAAGACTCTGTAATCACTTATCAAGAGTTCGAGCTTTTGGATGTCGGTCCTGTAAACCATCCAGGTATGCAGGGGACCGGACAACCAATTCTAATGTCTGCATTAGACGACGAACTAAAAGAAGAGTTAGATAGATGGGTAAGAACACAAGAGATACTGGCTAGATAGTGTATCTTAGTTGTCTTCGCACAAGTTTGCTCAATTCCCTCACCCGCTTGCGGGTGAGGGAATTGCTTTGCGCTGACTAGATACCTCTGTAGTTTGCCCAAGTGCAACAAGACATCTTATAGAGGTATCAAATGAAAACAGCGAAACAATACAAAGAGGAAAGAGCCGAGTCCCTAGCTGATATGGAGGCAATGGCCGAAACGGTCAAGCAAGAGGATCGGGCTTTCTCGCAAGAAGAATTAGAAAAGTATGATGCGCTAGAGGGCAGACAACGAGAGTTGGAAGCGCACGCACAAAGTATCGAAAGAATTGAAAGACTTGGCAGTTACGTTAAGCAGAGTCAAGATCGACCTATCATCCACGCCGAAACCGGCAAGCGGATAACAGGTCGTGATGTGGACTTAGCGTTTCGGGCTTTTGCTTTGACTAACACTGAAATAGGTCTTAGCGATGATATGCACAGAGCGGCGGACAAACTTGACCTCAACCTTAACGCTTCTAAATTTACGGTCAAGTTTGAACAGACAACCGATGATGATACGCAAGGTGGATACCTTCGTAATGATAGTATCTATCACGGAATCGAAACTGCGCAAAGCGCTTTCGGCGGTGTAAGGTCTGTTGCGAATATCCTTTCTACGGGTACGGGAGAGACGATTCATATCGCCACCGTCGATGATACCGCTAACCAAGCTGCTGATCACGCCGAGGTAGCGACTGTGGCTAATGTCGATGTTGGCTTTGGTCGTGTCCAGTTGGGGGCGTTCTCGTTGGCGACCGCCGTTTATCCGGTATCTTACGAGTTACTTCAAGACTCGCAATTCCCGCTTGGGAATTACCTTGGCGAGCGATTGGGAGAACGGATTGCACGTCGTAAAAACTATCTCTATACAAACGGAGTAGGAACGACTGAACCTACCGGTTTCTTGCAGGACACTGTTCTGGGTTCTTACGGCGTGGTAGACGCATTGATTGCCGATGATCTTTACGATCTATATTTCTCGTGCGATCAAGCCTACCGCAATAGTCCATCGTGCGCCTGGATGATGCACGACTCTACCCTAGCTAACATCGTCGGCATTGAAGATACGACTGGCAGACCGCTGTGGGGTAGCGGTCTTAATCAAGCGCCAGGCGCCATGATCCTGGGCAAAAAGGTGGTCGTGAATAACGCACTCCCCGAAATGGAAGCTGGCGAAGAAAATATCGTAATCGCCTTCGGTGATTGGTCCCGATTCTATGTCCGAGAAGTCGGACAAGTCCAAATCCAAAGATTGAACGAACGATACGCACAAGAGCTATCCGTAGGTTTTATAGGGTGGCATAGATGTGACTCCAGAGTTATTGACGCTGGTCAGCATCCACTTGTGCATCTAGCGGCTAACGACGCCGGATCGTCTACTTAAGAAAGTTTCTTTTCTTGGGGGTCAAAACCCCCTTACCCTTGCGGGTAAGGGGGTTTTCCTTGCGCCCAGACCCCTGGGGTCAGAGTTCAAATAGTGCTTTAGATACCTTGGGGGAAAACCTAAATAGGGTATGAGACTCACCAGACAATCTAAATCCGACACACTACCCGTATCTGCCGACAGTCTAAAGCGACATCTTAACATCGACTACGCAAGAGACGATGACTACCTGACCTTGTGTATTCAAGCTGCGGACGAACGGATCGAAGCGGAAACCGATAGGGCGTTTGTGGACCAGAGTTGGACCCTCTCTTGCGGGTCTTTTGCGGGTCGTATCTATCTTCCAAAGCCACCTTTAAGCGGCACTCCTGTTATCAAGTATTACGACAACGACAACGAGCTACAGACCGTATCATCGGAAGACTATTACACTGTGGGCAGTGATAACGAGCAGGGGTACGTAGAGACTGCCGACAGTTGGCCTAACACCTACACCCGCCCAGACGCCGTCCAGATAACATACAGCGCTGGTAGCACCACCTCGCAAATCTATATCCACGCCGTAAAGCTGATAGCAGGCGCATTCTATGATGGTGAGTTCGGGCAGATACCATCGGCATTACAACCGACGATAGACCGTCTTATCAATCTTTTGAAACAGGGCAGATACAATTAAACAATTACACGACCGCATAACGATTCAATCTCCACCATCCTCTGTGGGCACGAGAGGGCAGAAAACGGGGGATTGGTTAGACTTACATTCTAACTGCCCTGCCAATGTAAGGGAGCTAAACGGGAAACAGCTAGAGCTAGCCCGTCAATACGTAGCTACGGCAACACACGATGTTCTGATACGTTATCGTGATAACGTATCAGAACAATGCCGCATAATCTGGGGAGATAGGGTGTTGGGGATTGGGAATTGCCGGAACCTGGACAATAGAAAGAACTGGCTGATACTGGTCTGCGAGGAGAAAAAGAATTGAAGTTAAGTTTTTCGATCAAAGGTGCGGATAGAGTAGCCCGTAAGTTTCGTGCGTTAGAAAAGCTGGCGAAGAAGGATCAAAAGAAGTGTATCCGCAAGGGTGCCAGAGCCGGAGCGAAGATCATCCAGAAACAAGCAAAGCAAAACGCCCCAAAGGATAAGGGCGAGTTAAGAAAATCTATCAAGGTGCGTTCTCTAAAACGGTCCAGACGCTGGGTAGGCGCACGGGTGGTTACCGACGTAAGGCACGCTTGGCCTGTAGAGGCGGGTACCGAAAAGGTAGAGGCCAAGAAGTATATGGAGAAAGCGCAGACAAGCAAAAAGGAACAAGCTAAAAAAGTTTTCGAGGATACGATCCTCACCGAAATCAAAAAGATATGGGAGGGTAAGTGACGGGCGAAAATCTAAGATCATATATCGTGACCAATGAAAGCGTATTAGCCGCATTACCAACCGCCGCAAGTCTGGGTGTTGTCGAACAAAATAAGAGCGACTATGACTCTACAGCCCCGACCACAAGAATATGGTTCCGGAGGCGAAGCGAAGAGCAAGACCTTGGCATATCGGGCACCGAGCTACTATGCACCACCTACTATGACATTGAATGCATCAGCGAAGACATCGCCGACGCCGAGACTCTAGCCTCTGTTCTGAAAGGTGCTCTTCACGGGCATCAAGGGGCGATAGGTGAGGACTACGGCACTGTTTTCGTCGAGGATCATAGCGACGATTACACACCCCACAATCTATCAGAAGATACCGGCGCTCATATCTGCGCCCTAGATGTGACGATCCTGCATTGATCCGGACTAGATACCTCCAGTAATTACTTATGGAGGTATATCTTGGCATTAACTAAACGAATCGGACAAGGATCAAGCTTAGAGTGCGACCCATTGGGCGGTTCTGATTTTGACACAATCGGCAGTATCGTATCGGGTTGGTCCGGTCCTGGCGGAGCGGCTGACGAAATAGAAACAACGGTCCTATCGGACACCTTTAAAACTTTTTGTAAGGGTCAGATTGACGGGGGTGAAGTGTCGATGCAAATCGCCTACGATCCCGACGACACCGACTCACAAGACCTAGTCGATCTATACACCGGATGCGACATAGCTACATGGCGAGCCAATCTCGTATCTTGCTGCTCCGAAGGCACGGTATCAGAGACGTTCAGCGGTTTCGTTAAGAGTCTCTCTCTTAACGTGGACAAGGGGGCGCTTACGGTTGCTGATATAACGATCCGCATAACGGGCGACCCTGGCTTTACGGGGAGTAGCTAATATGTTTTTGGATCGTGACTCACTAAAAAACTATAAGCCAAAGCTAGTCCAAGTAGACATACCAGAGCTAGACGGGTATGTCTATGTCCGAAGTCTGACTACCGCAGAACTTAGACACGCCGAAGAGTCGAGGTCGGAGGGAGCCGATAGCACAGAGCTAATCTATTGGCAAGTTCTTTGCGGGGTCTGTAATGCAGAGGGTGATACTATCTTTACCAAAAACGATGAAAGTATCATCGCCGATCTACCGTTCTCTGTGGTGGCGAAACTTTCCGAAGCGGTGAACGAAGCAAGCGGACTTAACGAAAAAAACCCTTAACAGTAGCGGACATTGTATGCTTTCGCTTATGCGAAACCATACAATGCCCGCACCCTGATTTTCTACCCGACTACTTGACCGCAAGGCATCTAGTGGATTGGGTGAACTATTGGGCGGGGCAGAACGAAACAGATAGACCCAGACCGACAAGTGAGACGCAACGAGATATGGAGATACTATCGGCAATTAGACGAGCGAAAAAGGGGTTAGGTGGGTAAAGAATCTATTGATCTACTGATACGGGCTAACGCTAATCAATTTCATTCCGAAGTAAACAAGTCAAACAAGTCCCTCGACAAGTTTAAGGGCAAGGCCGAAAGGGGCAGTGTAGCCGCTCGGGGTTTCGGGGGCGCTTCCGCCTTTGCCACAAAAGGGATGATGCTAGCAAAGTTTGGATTGTTAGGACTTGCTGCGGCCGCAGCCGCAGCAACGGCCGCCCTTATTAAACTTGGTTGGACCCAAATGGGTGAGCTAGACCACCTTGGCAAGACCGCCGACAAACTTGGTATGACAACAGAGGCCCTGGCGAAATTGCGTTTTGCCGCCGAACAATCCGGTGTCGGTGCCAGTGAACTCGATATGGCGATGCAACGGCTACTTAGACGCACGGCAGAGGTGGCGGCGACGGGGAAAGGTCCTGCGGCTCAAGCTTTTAAGGACATGGAATTGAACGCCAAGGAAATGGTCCAACTACCCGTCGATGAACAGATGGCCATTTGGGCTGACAAGATAAAAGACGTAGGGGTTGTTGGTGACCGCACCAGGTATATGTTTGGGTTGTTTGACTCTGGTGGTGTGGCTCTGACCAATATGCTAATGGAGGGATCGGCTGGAATGGCAAAGTATGGCAAAGAGGCGGTGCGATTAGGACTGACTATGGAGAGGGACCAGATAAAAAAGATCGAAAAGGCAGATGACTCCTGGAATCGTATGAAGAAATCTATCAAGGGTGTCGGTAACATTATCGCCCTGCTGATAGCCCCGATAGTCGATTGGATCGGAGTGAAATTAACCGATGCCATTGTCTGGTGCCGAGAAAAAGTCGAGGGGTGGAAAACCGCCATAATGGATGCCTGCCATACGGTAGAGTGGGCTTGGGAAAATCTCGGCAAGCTGTGGACACTTGCGATTGACAAAATGGCTTTAGGTCTGCTTGGAATGTATGAAGATGTCAAACATTATTTCATTACGGTTATACCTGCGGTCTTTGCATCTTTCGGCAGTGCTACGCTAGACTTCTTCCTCAACCTTGGACAAAACATCGGGACGGCAATCACAGAGATATGGGATTACATAAAATCTGCCGGTCAAGACAAGATCGAAATGACATGGACACCTTTGACCGAGTCATTTAAGAAAGCCTGCGAAGACGTAGAAGGCATCTTGACACGTTCACAATCGGATGCGGAAAAGCTGTTAGCGGATGATATTGCCAGACAACAGAAGGGATTGATGGACGATCTTACAACTCATTTGCTGGAGGCGAAAGATACCGCTGGCAAACAGGGAGCAAAGGCAGGCAAGAAGTATAAGAAAGCTTTTGATGGTGAAACAGAGAAAACAAAGAAAGCCCTGGCGCCTAATGCAGTAGAGAAGGGGACACAAGCGGCGTTCGACGTTATCTATAACGCCCGTCAGGCAAGGGCTGACGATCCGCAAAAGCAAATGGTAACGGAGCAAAAAGCCGGCAATCTAACGTTAGTCGAGATTAAAGAATCCATGAAGAAACAAGGGCTAGCAGTAGCGGCCTTCTAAGGGGGAGTGTGAGTGTAATAGGTTTGGGCCAAGAGTTACCCGACAGCCCTAGTGGGCAGAGTAACGTAGGCAAAGATAGCAGTAGCAGCTTCACCCGCAAGTTTCTGGTTCAGGTGTCTTCGATATATGATGGTCCTATCACGGTGATGTATGCGGCGGGTGTCCCTGCGGACTGGTCTTACTATTGGTTTGGCAGCGAGTATCACCTATTCGCCAGATTGAAAAGCAAAGATGCGAAGCGGCGGGGCCAATACTGGTGGGAAGTTACCTGTAACTATGAGACTGCGGACGAAGACGAAGAGGACCCCGATGACCCCACGTCCGAACAAGTCAAACTATCCATTGATTGGGAGACCGGTCAAGAGCTAGTGACTGGGATGTATACATCGTCTGCTAGCCCTGTCGATGGTCTCCGTAACAGTGCGGGCGAGCTATTTAAGCAACCGGCCACGAGAGAGGTGGACAATATCGTTATCAATATCAGTCGCAATGAGAACATTGCGACTGATATTGGAACCATTGCTTCCACCTTCAACAACGCAATCAATAGCAACGTATGGGGCGGCTTTGCCGCCCATACGTTGCGACTAAGACTAAGAGCGGAGCGAGAGTTTCGAGAAGTCGGCGAGAGTAAAACACAAGTCCCCTACCTGAAGGTGTCCTACTCGATTAAACACCGGTCGCAGACTTGGGACTTGGTTCTCTTGGATCACGGAAGTTTTTACTTTGATGATGGTGACAAGATCAATTTTAAAACCGAAAGCGGCGAGAACTACTTAGGCTTGTTGGACCTATCTGGTGGGGAAAGCGAGACCGCTAAATTCCTGGAAGCGAAACAGATATATCAAGAGGCAGACTTCTCAACGCTCCATCTGCCGACAAACTTTATGGAGGTGTAGTGAGCAACGAAATCAAACTGACAATGAAGCTATCCGTTCTGAACGGTGACTACAATCAAGAGGTCAATCCTGGGCTGATACAGATAGACCAAACAACGCAAGGCGCTTGCGGTGGCATTGTCGAGATTGGGACGGAAGAAGAGACCCTAGAGTTTCTCGACATCGCTACAGAGGGATACCTATACCTTCGCAACCTCGACGATACGAACTACGTCACCTACGGTCCTGATTATGCTGGGCTTGTCGCCTTTGGAAAATTGAAAGCGGGTGAGTGGGCACTGCTAAGACTAGCTCCCTTCGAAGAGGAAGGCTCCGGTTCTGGTGCTCCCACCTACGGCAGTATAGCACTCCAAGCAAATACTTCACCTTGTAAGGTGAAGTATTTGCTGTTGGATAATTGAGGGAGGATCGTTGCCAAAGTTATACGCACTCACGGAGGATCAAGTCAAGAGATTGGATCGGGCGGTTAGGGCGATTGAAACTCTTATCCCTGGGCAACTCAATTCTCCCTTGTCCGATGGTCCGCCCCTCTGGTCTTACATTGCCAAAGCCACAGAAGAGATTAGCGCAATTGACGGAGACGATCTAGGCAAAGGTTCCGTCAAAATGCAAAAGATCAATACCGGTGACGATAGCATAGACGATACCGCCCTTGACGATGTGGATGTCTACAATCTGTCAAACTATCCAATCCCCGATCATACCTACGTCGGTATGATCCGAGACCCATACTCCGGTAAGTATGTCATTCCGCCCGCTAATCCTTTAGTAGCATCTTTCTGTTATGCGACATCTTCGGAAGCGGTCGAGACTACCGACGAAACCTTTACGGTTAGTTCTGCTTACATTGTTCAGCCCGCAACGGGCGCAGAGTGGCCGGGCGGTTCGGCACCTACCACTTTCTATAATCGTTTTGATGGTGAGTTAGACAACGCTGTATTGTGCGGAGCGTTGTATAACGTAACGGATGAGACTTGGGATTGCGTTATCGCCCCTTGTCCGGTGTAAGGGGGGGGGGATGATAGGATTATGGCCGTGCTGTTGCGGGGGAGAGGTCAGTTGTGAGTTTTGCGGAGGGACTGCGCCCGATCAATACACCGTGACCTTTAGCGGCGTGACGGATGGTGACTGTGATAATCCCGATTGGTGCGCCGCCTACTGGAACGATACTTTCACCGTCACACAAACTGAAAATCCCTGTGTCTATTATAGTGATGCTGACCCCGATGGGTCTTGCCGTTGTAGCGGCAATATCAATCGGGTTAAGGTAATATGGTCTTGCCCTGGCGGTACCTACACCTGCTTGGTAGAGGCCGAAATGGATCACGTGACTTGCGAAGGGGAATGGGCAGACTTTGTCCAGACTTGGGAGTCGAAACCGGATTGCGACCTGGACAGCGAATCACTAAGTTATGATTGTGATATGATGGGCAGTTGTGATTTTACAAGTGCGACTTGTACGGTATCGGCGGTGTGAAGAATGAGGAGACAAAGAGTTAGGCGATGTCGCCGGTGCGATGGACCCGTCAAGATTGACGCCGAGAAGGGATTAGGCACGGGACTCGGGGATTGTGTCATGATGTGCTGGCTACCCAGTGACGTGACATTCTATTGCATCGACAAAGTCAAGCGGGAAATCTTTTCACTATTTGGGCGCACCGTTACTGATGATCCGAAGGGGGCGGTGTCAATGCAAGGTGCTTTCCGGTTCGATTTGGGCCGATGCAAGAGACAGCGGCTGACAAACTGGACACAAGCACTTAGGATTAGTGGCGAGTGTAAGCGACCTACGGCAGACATACCTACCGATATAACTGCCGACATAGAGGGTGAACCGATCTTACTCTTCCCCCTAAGCAAGAAACCCTGTAGGACTTGGCCCGCTACCTACTGGATCGACCTAGCTTGGCGGTTACGTCACCGTGGTGAGTTGCCTATGATCTTCCTGCCGACTCAATCTAACGATTTTCTGGCAGCCCCCTTTTATTGTCACGGGTTCTCAATCACTTACCTAGCCGCAATGATGCGGCTAGGTAAGTGCGTAATCGGTTGCGATTCAATGCCAGCGCATCTAGCCGCTACAATCGGAGCCAAGACGTATGTCTTGGCGGGACCTAGCGGAGACGGTATCTACAGACACGCCAAGGTCACGATGATAAGGGCTCCGATAGATTGCAGCCCTTGCCACTTTCGGAAGGGGTGGAAAAAAGGATGTAGTGCGGGCTGCGAAGGGCTTTTCAAATTGTCTGTGGAGTCAGTGCTAGATACGGTGGTCTAATTTCCTAAGAGACCCGACCCCGTTGTCGCCGCCAT